GATCATCGTTGAGCAGAATACAAATATAGCTGATATAATTAGTTTTCCACGCATTGCAATAGAAAATCATATTTGTATAAAAATAAGCCAAAAATCCGCATTAACACTGGCTTTTTTGTTTTCTTGCTTCCTCTGTGGCTCTAAAATGGTTCTAAAAAGAACCCCCACCGGAGAAAGGAGAAAAGCCCGGTAGGGGAGAAGGAAAGTCCCACGCAAGCCTCGTGCGGCCCTAGTGGGATATATGGGGGTCGGTGGTTCACACCGACCCCGTTTTAATTAGGCACCCTGATACATTTTTACGAAACTTCCAACCTCAGAAGCGGCACCTGCAACGCAGCGAACCCCGGCTTTTTCGGTGTTGGTATCAAAGTCTGTCCACAGATTGATTTCAGGCTGTCCCGCATAGTTGAGATGGATCCGGCGGCCGTCTCCAAAATACACAACGTTGGCGGGAATTTGGCTGTCAATCCGAATACGATACCCAAGCGGGGCTTGTTCAGAAATTGGTTTACTCGGGTCTAGAATCGGTCTTTTTTGATCGTCCTTTAAACTAAGCAGCCAGTTGAAATAAGTAGAACTAGAAACATACCACTGAGCATTGTCAATGAAATCCGGGCCTAACATTCCGGCTAACTTCACCATATCGGCGAACGTAGGGGCGGTGCTTGACGCAAGTTTAACGGCGTTGGTGTCATCGGTATAGGATAGACCGGCAACCGCATCCAGACAAATACCGTCCATTTTCTTAAGCATAGAAGCCATTAGAGTATTGGTCACGATTGTTTCAAGATTTCCAGCGGCGATCCTGACACCCATAGCACTGTATCCAGTGTTATAAGCATACTCGGAATGACTAATTGTTAATTTTCCCGGGACATATCCGTTTGTGGTGATTTCAGCGTTTTCCGTGTGCTCCTCTACGGTTTGTAGGGTAGCGATAGGAAGAACTAAGTTTCCCGCATGGTCAATAGCGGTCTTGGTTGCGTCTTCTAAAAATGCGCCTGGGGTCTTTTCAATGATAAACTGGTCAAGGATAGTTGTTGGAATTACATTAGTCATAGTGCTGGTGCTTCCGGCAGCTCTCTGCTCAACTAATTCATTGAAAAACTTTCTTTTTTCTGCATTTGCCATTTCATTCATAATATTTTTACTCCTCTCATAGTTAAAAGAATTTTGTTTTTTGGTAAAGTTTTTAAAATCGGGATGCGGCTCGTAAGATCTCTTACTATAGCCGTACTCTGGATTAATGGAATCATAAAGCTCTAGAAGCTCTTTGGGTATCGATGCAAGTACTATAGTTCTTAGCGGGATCTTACGTTTTGCAAATGCTCGCATTTGTTCTTCTGTATTCGGAGCCATTTGTAAACCGTCCCAGCCATAAAAACTAGACCTATGGCGATCCACTCTTTCAATTTTTTCAGCAATATCCCGATTCAATTCTTCAATCTCGGAAATAATGCTTGCGAGCATATCGCTTTTTTCATTAACAGTGTTAACATCATCTGGAACGCCCTCCGGTTTCCAGCTTCTAATGTCACATGCTTTTTGCTCTAATGATTTCAAGCGATCCAGATCATACTCCAAGCCCGCAAAACGATCTTCTTTCCTCATTTCAGGGATCGGAGGGAGAACTTTTTTCCCCATGTCTGCTAGTTTTCTATGGACATACGAGCGTTGTTCTTCCGCAATGTGTCCAGCAGCGCCCGATCTGGCAAAAACACAAGTCTGCTCATAGGCAGGGAATGTCACCACGGCAACATCCCACAGCTTCCCGATTTTAGTTATTGTGTTTGTCCGTTCTGCCTTATTGTAGCTTTGCTCTTCAATATTGAAAGCAAAAGACATTTTAGACAGGTTTCCGGCCTGGATTTCTTCCCATACCTCGCGCCCTCTGGTCGTGGTAAGAGTTGCGGACACTTTCAATCCGTGGTCATCAACTTGTAAAACCAAATTTCCGGCCTTAGTTCTTGCGATGGGTGCGCCCTCGTGATCGACATTTAAAACAACGTCGCTCATGTCGCAACCGTCAAAGGCGTTTTTGCTAATCACTTCAAAAAATTCAGTCCCAGTGAAAGGATCACGGTCCAATAAAGTTTTTTGCTCAAAGACAACCGCATAACCTTCAATTTTATTTCCCTCTGGTTGTAAATCAAAGGCGCGGTATTGTCTTCCGTCTTTAGAACTTAAAATATTAACACCTCATTTCAATTTGATGGTTTTGCCCTCTGGCGTGGCAAATGTCCTCTGACAAATGCCTTATATTTATCAAATAAAGCCGATTGGCCTTATTCTCATTAACCCCTTTAATGTGTGTTCATTCCAGAGTTGGAAAAAGTTACCCACGCCGGTCCCTAAGGTTGTAAGTTTAGCAAGCTTACCCGGGGGGTATTGCTGCTATGTGTGATTTCTTTCGCTGGTTTTTCCATACAAAAAATTCCATAATCTCTATTATGGCGGCACGCTCAAAGGGTGAAAGTAATTTTATTTTTTGAATGGCTTCGGCCTCATTTTCTTCCCGGTTTCTGGGCTTGCTCCGTGGAGATTTTAAGTATATATCAAGCTGTTCTATTACAAACTGATTAGGCTGTTTCCCCACACAGTCGCAGTATTTCAGGTATTCAGAAATTTTAAAGGGTTGCTTTTTTGTAGGATTCGTGATATCCTGATTATGGTTATTGAGGTTTGCACCGTTGACAGTTGCCGCTGTCTCGGTGCTTTTTTCTTTTGTCTGAACACAATCACACTTTTCCCCTGGGTCTAAGCTGGCCCCGCATTTAGGGCACGTGGTATAGTAACTCATTGTGTTAACTCCTTTCAAATATGTGCTTATTTGACCTCTTACCGTCAGAGACACAGAACATGATCAAGTAAACAGAAAAGCTAGTATTCATGCGATCTAGCTTATTTGATCACATGGACAAGTAAGCAACGCTTATTTGATCATTTTATCCTCTTACTTGATCACCTGGTCAAATAAAGAAAAACATAGTAATAATCAGGTTTTTTACTCTTATTTGATCACCTGGGTGTTCCTGACGGGGTTAGCTGTCAAATGGGCCTGTAAAATCTTCCGGCGTTTCTGAAAATTTAACCTTTTCTATGTACCACGTTTTTTCTTTGGAAAATCCGGTGGCAAAATACTTTATATCGCCGTTTTTCTTTAAATCATCTTTTGCTCTGCGAAATGTTATGTAGCTGTACCCGGATTCCTTTGCCTGTTCTTCCAGGTCTTTGGTTTTCATAGATCCGCCTGCATCGTCTAGTGAGTGAAGTATGTATTCCTTGCAATCGTCACGCTTGGGCGCTGAGGTTGCCGCTGCGGCATCTGCCATATAGTCCTTGTCACGCTTCCAAGAGGCTCCCTCGCGTTGGATTAGGCCGTCCTGATCGATAGAAAATAAAATTGTTTCCTGTAATTCGGTATAATTATTTTTTTCATTCGATAGGTATCGGATTCCCTGATCTTCGGTAAAGCCCGCCATAATAACTGATCGGGCAATATCCCATAGATCGGCGCTGTCTGCAATCCGATCCCGCCCATAAGCACCCTTGCGCTTGTTGGTGTGGCACACTACCAGAAAGGTTGTCCCATATTCTTCCCCTAGGCTGATTAAAGGGGCCATACAGTCACGCATAGCGTTTCTGCTTCCCATATTGATATCAGGAGGAACGAATCCTTGCACCGGGTCAAAGACGCATAAAACGAGCCGGAAACTGCTTATAAACTGCTTCATTTTATCGCTTCCGAATTTCATGTCACGCAGTTGTCCATCTTCGTCTTTCAGAAAATCGGGGCTTATAATGTTTTTCAGGTTTGCTCCTGCAAGGCGCAGCTTCTTTTTTAGTTTCTTCCTTACGCTGTCTTCCGTGGTCAAGAAACCAACTTTTTCCGGCTTGCGTGTATATCCGGGCGGGTCTAGGATACATGAGTTCCCATTACTTACCGCCGAAATAAGATTACACCAAACTGTAGTTTTACCAACGCCGCCATCCGCTGCCATTAGTGTTATTTGTCCCTCCGGAATCCATCCCGGAATAATCCAGGTCGCTTCCTCTTCCTCAAATTCGTCTAATGTTTTGAAGCAGGATAGAAAAGAATTGTCCTCTATATCCATCATGGCTTCTCCAGCCGTGGGCTCCCATTCTTTCGTGACCGTGACAAGTGCCTCCAGCTTAGTTAAAACGTCCTCGGGCTTATCCATCTGAAACACCTCGGAAATATCGCCCTTTTCTGGCAACCCGGGCCATTCATCGGTGAGGCTGATAATCTTCACACTGTTGGCCTTGCCCGCCAGTTCGTTGGCTTCTGTTCTGGCTAATTCCTTTCCAGGACTGTCATTGTCAGGAATGATGATGATATCCTTACCTGTCAAGATTTCGGTATAATGTGGATACCACTTGCTTTTGGCTCCGTCGGGCGGGGAAGCGGCGGCCAGACCGTGGGATATTAACGTTTCCACGTCTTTTTCTCCCTCAACCAAATACACCGGATTAGCAGCCTTTAGATTCTCCATGTTATAAAGCATAGGCTTAATTCCCTTGCGGCTGTATACCCACCCTTTCAGGCTGTCCCACTGTTCCCAGCGGAAAGACTTATCTGAAAACCGTACCTTATAAACCGGATTCATGCCGCTTTCATCGGTATACCGGTATTGAGCAATTTTAGTTTTTGCCTGTGACTTTTTCGGGAAAATATCTTTCATGGTTAATCCAAGCTCGCTGACGATTTCCTGAGGCGTACAGCCTACATGACAATTTAACAGTATTCTGCCATCGTCTCCCTCAGAAACTGATAGGCTGGCATGTTGATCTTCATGCGCCGGACACTTGGCATAATATTGATTTCCGCTTCCTTTGGTTACGCCTTTTAATCGTGGAAGAAATTCAGTTAAGGTCAGTTTAATCACTTCCTATCTTTTCGCCGTTCTTCTATGTATCCACCGGCGAGTAGTGCGTTTAGTGCTAATGAGATAATAAAGATCGCTGTAGTTAGTTCATTCATTGGAATCACCGTCAATCCCACCGTAATAATGCTCGTTGAAATACTTGCGCGGGCATTTGCCAGCGACTACAATAAACCCTTGCGCCTTTAACTGCTTATTCAATTCCTTAATAATCCGGTAGGCTGTAGTGGGGTGAACGTCAAGGGCCTTTGCGATTTCTTCAGCATCAATATAATACTTGTTTCCCATTTTTATCCCTCCATTTCGATGATTTCTGTTACATCGACACATAAAGCTTTAGCAATTCTGCCGATTGTAGAAGGCCTCACTCCTTTTCCAACTATGGCATTATTAAGCGTTGGTCTCGGTATATTTGCCTTTTTTGACAGGTCTCTAGAATCCATACAGGCTCTTGCCATTGCTAGTTCAAGCTTTTTCCGGTTTGCTTTCACGATTTTTCACCCTCTTTAAACACATTCAAATTGACTGTGTTTTTATTATATACAATCATTATGAGTATGTCAATAGAAGAAATGCAATCTTTTTGATTGTTTTTTAGACAAGTACATGATAATATTACAGTGAGGTGATAAAATGACACTGGGAAAACGTATACAGCTTGCTAGAAAAGCTAAAGGATTTACGCAAAAACAATTGGCTGAAGCTATTAATGCGGCAACGGGTACAATCCAACAATATGAACTTGATAAACGTCAGCCACGCATGGAGCAATTTCAAAAAATTGCTAATGCTCTAGAAATATCAACAGCCGAATTAATGGGATATGAAAAAGGCAGTATTCCGCATTATTTGGAAACCGGTGATAAATCTGCAGCTTGGCGCAGACAAATGAATCTTGCTTTTAACAGACTTAACGAAACAGGCCAAGAGGAGGCCGCTAAGCGTGTTCAGGAACTTACTAATATACCGACATACCAAAGTGACAAAGACACCTGAATCGGTCTTGTAGCGAAAAATAGGGCGTGTTCCGAATTGGCCTTGAAAATGAAAAACGTGATCCAGGCAAAGGCGAAAGAGAAGCAAGCAACGTCTACTGGGGGGATTAATCCCCAGCTTTTACAGATTTCTGAAAAAGCTGAACCAATCCACACCGACGAAGAACTGTCCAAGCTGGCGGGAGTGTCCAGGGATACAGTTTAGTCAGAAATCTGACGAGGCGAATGTAATGCGATTTGAAATCACATTACCTCTGAAGAACTTTCTAAGCTGGCTGGATTTAATCTAGGCGGCCTAGTGAATCAAATATACTCTGGAATGGCGTCACTTTGACCACATTCCAAACTTGTGTGTTGGTTGCCTTTGTGTTCGCCGTTTTACCGTAACCTTTGGGGTGTTCCATTTTGGAACCCCCTTTGTAGATGGGGGCGGTTCAACCAAGGTCACTAGGTTTGACCTAGGCGGCCTGTATAGGTGTCCGGAATCAGATTCCGCTCATCTTCTGTTCGCCGCCAAGGGTGTCACGTTTCGTTACCCCCCCGGCCGGCGGGGTAAGTTTGACTTACGTCATAGGTGCATTTCTGTTCTCCATTCAGGGCGAGCGTTGGCGGCGGAAAATTCCGCTGTGAGTTTTAGCCATGCAGGGCAAAAAGGGCAACAAAAAAGCCGGGGGCGTAAACCCTCGGCTTAAAATCTATATAAAAATTAACCGGCCTTTGCTTCCAAAGCTTCCAGGCGTTTTTCCAACT